CACATTTATAATGCCTGAGTGTATTGTGTATGGTGGTAATAGAACAGAGATAGGAAACTTTGTACGTGATTGGGGTTTAGACCCTACAGAATTATTTTATGACGTAAAAGAAAGACGAGTTGTGTTTCCTGTAAAAGACAATGGTGTCATTGTTGATGCAGTTGGTAGGTCATTAGGATACAGACTACCTAAATGGAAACGATATGGAAAAAACGATTTGCCATTCACTTATGGTTGTGGTAAAATCGCAGTGGTTGTTGAGGATTGTGTTAGTGCATCTGTGGTAGGTAATGATGTTTATTTAGGGGTAGCTGTGTTGGGAACATCATTGAGTGAATCACATAAGAAATATCTATCGCAATTCTCAACAGCAATCATAGCTTTAGACCCTGATGCGTTGCCTAAGACTTTATCAATAGCTAAAGACTTACGTGATGTTGTTGACACAGTTAAAGTTCTACGATTGCAAGATGATTTGAAGTATGGAAATGAAGAAGATTTTTTAAAACTAACTAACTTAACCCCAAAGGAGTAACCAACATGGAATTAGCATTAATAAAAAGTTTGATGGACAAATCATTTTATGATGACCATCGTGGGTATAAATGCCCTGACAGATTGTTCAGTAAAGATGTAAGGAAGATAAAGAAAACTATTGACAAAGCCATAGATAACTATGGAAGGAGTGTAACCCCTGATGAGGTTGAAGCATTGTTTTTGTCAAGCAATCCTAGTCTCACCACTTCACAGAAGACATCTTATTCTGATTTGTTTTTAAGAATTAAAAAGGAGAGCACTCTTGGAAAAGATATCGCAAGTGATGTACTATCAAAATTGTTTCGTCAAGTTATTGGTGAGGATATTGCAAATATCGGCTTTGAGTATGTTAATGGTGATTTATCCTCACTTGAACCTATTAGAAACCTTATTGACCAGTATAATGACGATTTTCTTCCTATTTTAAATATTGATTGGGAAGATTTAAGTGTTGAAAATATATTAGCAAAGAATGCTTTGGAAACACAGTGGAAGTTTAACATACCATCTTTAGCTAGAAAAGTGAAAGGTGTAAATGCAGGACACCTTGTAATGGTGGGTGCTAGGTCTAACACAGGTAAGACATCCTTCCATGCATCCCTTTGTGCTAGTCCAAATGGGTTTGCACATCAAGGAGCAAAGTGTGTGATACTTTGTAATGAAGAATCATCTCACAGAATATCAGGTAGATATTTATCTGCATGTAGCTCTATCAAAATAGAAGATGCACACAATCATAAAAACACTGTTTGGGAGAGATGGAAAAACATTGTCAATAAAATAAAAGTTGTAGATGCAGTAGGAAAAGATATGTCATGGGTTGAAACTGTTTGTCGTAGTTATAGTCCTGACGTTTTAGTTATAGACATTGGAGATAAGTTTGCAACTTACTCAGGGTATGCAAGAGTGGATGAAGCTATCAAAGCCAATGCCATACATGCTAGAGAGATTGCCAAGAGATATAACTGTGCAGTTTTTTATATGTCTCAACTTAGTGCAGAGGCAGAAGGCAGGGTACAACTGAATCAAAGTATGATGGAGAACTCTAAAACAGGTAAAGCATCTGAAGCAGACTTGATGTTACTACTAGCTAAGAATCCTGAAGTAACAACAACTAATGGCGAAGAGATAAGTGATGATGGTTTCAGGCATATTGTACTTGCAAAAAACAAATTGTCAGGTTGGCATGGCAGAGTTACTTGTGAATTTAATTATGAGACAGGTAGGTTTGGTGTATAATGCAACAAGAACTATTTCAAATTGTAGAAGAGGTATGTGAAGATGGTTTGGTTTGTATTAAGTGTGATATAAGACAACCTTTAAATAACTTTCAACAAATGTCATACACAAAGACAGGAGATGCAGAAATAAAAAGAACTTGCAAGTCTTGTCAAAAAGGACACAGAAGAGTTATAGCTAAGTTAAGAAAACAAAATGCTTATCCTGATAAAGATTATTGTTGTCCAATATGTAATAGAACCATAGAAGAAGTTAATAAATATAATCAAAAATTATTAGGGACATGGGTTCTTGACCATTGCCATGATACTAATACTTTTCGTGGATACATATGCAAACATTGTAATGATGGTTTGGGTGGATTCAGAGATAACTTGACAACTATAGAAAAAGCTGTTATATACCTAAAAAAGCATAAGGAGAGTATAACATGAAGTTGACAATAGATGTAGAAAATACAGTAATTAAAAGAGATGACAAGTTACACCTTGACCCATTTGAACCTACAAATAAATTAGTCATGGTAGGATGTTTGACAGACACAGGTAATGAATATCTGTTTCGCATGGACACAGGTGGAACACAACACATTGACATACAAGATTTACTTGACAGAGCTACTATACTTATAGGACATAATATAGTTCATGATTTATTGTGGTTATGGGAATCAGGATTCAAATACGATGGAGCAGTATTTGATACTATGTTGGGTGAGTATGTTTTGCAAAGAGGTATGAAAGAACCTTTGTCACTAGAGGCATGTGCAGAAAGATATAATTTAGACACTAAGAAACAAGACACTTTGAAAAAGTATTTTGCAGAGGGTAAAGGTGTAGATGAAATACCTAAAGAAGAACTGAAAGAATATCTGTCTGCAGACTTACATGCTACCCAACAGTTATGTGATAAGATATATAAAAAATTAAATACACAAGAATATAGTAGTTTGATGAATAGTGTATTCATGTCTAATAGAGTTGCAGTTATTTTAGCTAGGATATATCAAAAAGGTTTTAAAGTTGATATGGAAACACTTGATAATGTTAAACAAGAGTTTGAAAAAGAAAAGAAAGAGCTAGAAGATAAATTAAATAAGATAGTTAAAGATTTGATGGGAGATACACCTATCAATCTGAATAGTCCTGAACAAATGTCTTGGGTTATTTATAGTAGAAAACCAAAAGACAAAGCTATGTGGGCAAATAACTTTGTGCCTAACATGGGTAAAGAAACATTGAAGACTGCTATCAATCGTAACTCTGATATTATATACAGAACTGTGGCACAACAATGTAGGGTTTGTTATGGCACAGGCAAAATAAAGAAACTGAAAAAGGATGGCACACCCTACGCTAAGTTACCTAAATGCACAGAATGTGATGGCATGGGGTATATATTCAAACCCACTGATAAGATAGCAGGATTCAAGTTTAATCCTACAAATTCAAAGTGGGTTAGTAATCATGGTTTTTCAGTTAATAAAAACATGTTAGATGTTTTAAGACATGTTGCAGTCAAGAGTGAATGGCATGAGGCAGTAGAGTTTTTAGGTGGTCTACAAAGACTATCTGCACTAGATACTTATTTATCATCTTTTGTTGATGGCATAAAGTGTCATGTAAAACAAGATGGTTTACTTCATGTTAGATTACTACAACACAGGACTGCGACAGGTAGATTTAGTGGAGCAGACCCAAACATGCAGAACATGCCTAGAGGTGGTACGTTTCCTGTGAAGAAGGTGTTTGTATCACGTTGGGAAGGTGGCAAGATTCTTGAAGCAGACTTTGCACAGTTAGAGTTTAGAACTGCAGCCTATTTATCACAAGACGAGGTAGCAATAAATGAAGTTAAAACAGGTTTTGACGTACATGCGTACACTGCTAGTGTCATTACGCAATCAGGTCAGAAAACTAATAGGCAGGAAGCCAAAGCACACACCTTCGCACCTCTCTATGGTGCAACAGGGTTTGGAAGAACTGAAGCAGAAGCATCCTATTACGAACAGTTCACGAAAAAATACAAAGGCATCGCACTATGGCATACCAGATTGGCTAAAGAGGCTTTAGAGACAGGTAAGATAACTACACCATCAGGTAGACAGTTTTGTTTTCCTAATGTACAAAGGTATGCAAGTGGTAAAGTGTCTAACTTTACACAGATAAAAAACTATCCTGTTCAAAGTTTTGCTACTGCAGATATAGTGCCAATGGTATTAGTAGAGATGTATAATAAATTAGAGGAATATAAATCTTGTATTGTCAATACTGTGCATGATTCTATTGTGATAGATATACACCCTGATGAAGAGGAACAAGTAATTTTATTAATAAAAAATATAAATAATTACATTGACAATTTGATACAAATACAGTTTGGAATTACTATGAATGTGCCATTATTATTAGAAGCAAAAATAGGTAATAATTGGCTTGACACACATGATGTAATATGATATAACGATAAAACTTTTAGAAAGGAGAAATAAATATGAATGGACAAATTACAACTATAGACACTAACAATTATGCTACTATGGCTAAAGCTATGGGTATGTCAATGGAAGTTAGTGACAATAAGAAGACTAATACTTTAGCTCGTCTTAAAATACAACACTCACCTATTATGGGAGAGATGGAAATAGATGGCAAGAAAGTAAATGTTGAAACTATTCAGAGTGGTGTCTTTAAATTAGATGTCCCTGAAGACAATCTCTATTATAGTCCTACAGTTACTATAAGACCTTTTTTACAAAGATTTATGTATAAAAGATTTATAGCTAATACAGGTGCAAAAGATGGTGAACCTTTAGGTCAGTATCACAAAACCATTATGGCAGATAATCTAAATATAGATTTGAAAGATAACTTTGGTGGTTTTAATTGTGGTAAACCTGCAGGTTATATCCAAGACTTTGATGCATTACCTGAAAAGACTAAAGAGTTGATTAAACAAATAAAAAGAGTTCGTGTTTTATTTGGTTTAGTTGATATGATTGATGCTACAGACAAAGATAAAAATAATAAAGAAATAAAGTCTGTGCCCTTCATATGGGAGATAGATAATAGAGATGCATTTAAGATTGTTGGTCAACCATTTGCTAAGTTAGCAAAGATGAAAAGACTACCATTGCAACATGTTATGGCGTTTGGCACAGAGGAAAGAAAACTACCTAATGGTAATGCTTTCTTTTTACCTAAGTGTGATGTGGACACTAGCACTAAGATAGACATAGTGGAGAAAGACCAAGACATGTTTGCAGACTTTATGGCATGGGTACAGAACTACAACGATTACATAGTAGCAGAGTGGGATAAAAAAGCATCCTCTGATACTTCAGAAAAATATGTAGAAGTTGTTGATACTTTTGTTGATGTAGAATAATGGTTAATCATCAAGCAGAGTTGGCAGTGTATAAATATCTTGATGATGTTAATCAAGGTAAAAAGTCTATGAGCCAAGAGGTTATGGATACTATTGCGAATGACATCAAAGATGCTTTGCATCGCCAATTCAACTACAAGAGAGATGAAACTTTTAGTTTTAGAATGTCTAACGTAGGCAGACCATCTTGCCAACTTTGGTGGGAAAAGAATCATCGTGAAAAGGCTTTACCTAAACCTAACACATTTATAATTAACATGTTGATAGGAGATGTGATAGAAGCTATATTCAAAGGATTGTTGACAGAGGCAGGTGTTAAATTTAAAAATAGTGACAAGGTAGTTTTGAAAACAGATAAAAATGAAATCTCAGGCACATATGATTTAATTATGGATGGTTCTGTTGATGACATAAAATCTGCATCAGATTGGTCATATAAATATAAATTTGAATCCTCTGATAGTTTGAAAGATGGTGATTCGTTTGGCTACGTTGGACAACTCTCAGGCTATGCAGTTGCCTCTGATACTAAATTAGGTGGTTGGTGGGTTGTAAATAAAAACAATGGACAGTTTAAATATGTAAAAGCTCACAACATAAATCTGAAAGATGAAATAAAGAAGATAGAACGAACTATAAAAGAGGCAAGTTCTAAAACTTTAAAAAGATGTTTCAGTCCTGTGTCTGAGAAGTTTAGAGGTAAAGATACAGGTAACACTGTATTAAATAAAAACTGTACGTTTTGTGATTATAGACATGTGTGTTGGGATAGCTTACAAGAGCTTCCTGCACAGAAGTCTTTAGCTAAAGAACCTAAAATGGTTCAGTATGTGTCAATAGAAAAGGAGAATATAACATGACAACAGATAATACAAAGATAAAAGATTTGCAGAAGGACATTACAAATATGGAAAAAGAGTTAGCTGAAGCTAAGAAAACTCTTCGTGATATGAGAACTAAAGGCTTACGTGAAGCTATGGAAGCTAAAAAGTTAGCAGACGAGGCAGTAAAAGAAGAAATGAAAGCTCTTGGTGTTTCATATTCTCATGATTCATATGAGTTCAATCCTTTTACAGGTTGGAGAAGATTACTCTAGTGTCACCTCATAGGGCATTTAGAGTTGCTATAAAGCATGGGTATAGGAGTGGTTTAGAGCACAAAGTATCTATATATCTTGACGAACTAAAGCATAAGTATCTTTATGAGAAAGTTAAGATAGAATGGGAAGACTTAGCTTATCGCACCTATACCCCTGACTTTATATTAAACAATGGTATAATAATAGAAACAAAAGGTAGATTTTTAGCATCGGATAGACGTAAACATTTAGCTATTAAAAAACAACATCCCAAGTTAGATATTAGATTTGTTTTTGAAAACAGTAGAAATAAATTAAGAAAAGGTGCAAAGTCAACGTATGGTCAGTGGTGTATAAAGTATGGCTTTCGTTATTACGACAGAATAATACCTGAAGATTGGTTAAAAGAAAAAGGTAAAAACAAACATCCTAAGTTTATAAAATTTTCAGGTAAAAAGAAAGGAACTAAATATGGACATAATAAATAAAATAAATGATGAAGATTATGCTATTATACTTAGACCTCACTTAGATAAATATTTCAAGTGGACAGGAGAAGTATCTGTAGATGTAATGACATCAGAGAGAAATAGTTTGGAAGATGAAGATGCAGAAGGCATGATGTCTTTTGTGAGTATGGTTTGTGCATCTATACCTGTCATGGATAGTAATCCTGCATTCAAAAAAGAATGTGATAGAGCTAGTAAAATATTCTTGAAAAATAAAGATAAATGTGCTATAGATAAAATAGAAAAAGTTGAAAATAATATTATTAAAGTAGATTTTAAATCTCGTGATGGTAAAGATAAATGAGGCATTTAGAATATATGAAAAAGAAATTTAAAGAACTAG